TTTGTATGCATGCCTAGTTGAGGCTTTTAGTTTTCTAAAGGGGCCAAATGATCTCTTGCAATTATACGAAGGAAGGTATAAACAAGCAATAGAAGGCTTCTCAATAGAACAAATGGGAAGAAGAAGACGAGATGAATATCAAAGTGGTGTTCCTCGTATAGGTAAATAGGAGAAAATAAACATGGCTATAACACAAGCAATTGCAAACTCTTTTAAAAAACAATTATTAGATGGTGATATGGATTTCACAGCAGCACCTTCTGGTGATATTTTTAAAATAGCTCTTTATACTTCTTCAGCAACTCTAAACTCAGCTACAACTTCTTTGTTAACTAGCGCACCTACTAATGAAGTTCCAAACTCTGGACAATACACAGCAGGTGGCGGAAAATTAGTTAATAACGCAACTTCAATTACAGCTGGTGTAGCAAGATGTGACTTCGCAGACAGATCGTTTACGAACGTTACTATTACTGCTAGAGGTGCTTTAATCTATAACACGTCATCATCGGCGACTAACGCAGCGGTGGCAGTTTTAGATTTTGGAGCAGATAAAACAGCTACATCTGGAGTTTTCACAATTCAGTTTCCAGCTAATACATCAACAGCAGCGATTCTAAGGATCTCTGGTTAATCGTAGGAGGTAAACTCCTATGAGTGGATCAGGAACTTGGGGTGCCGGTGTTTGGGGTCAAAACCAATGGAATGATTTAGCAGACCCAACTTTTACAGTTACGGGTATCGCCCTTAGTGCATCTTTAGGTGACGAAACAACTGTTGGTGAAATTAATCTTGGTTGGGGTAGAGCTGGCTGGAATGATTTTGCTTGGGGCATTGCAGGAAATCTTATAGCCCCTGGTGATGCTGTTACAGCTACCTTAGGGACTGTTGTAGCATCAATTGATGTATCTACTGGTCCATCCACAAATAACAATCAACTTATTACAACTGCTCTTGGTTCTCCAACTATTGATATTCAAACAAAAGTATTTCCAACAGGTATTGCATTAACTGCAGCAGAAGGAACAGCAGATGCTGGACCTGATGCGATGGCTACAGGTATTGCAATGTCTATGGGTCTTGGAACCATAGATGCATTTAACCAAACAGGTTGGGGTAGACAAGGTTGGAATGTTAACGCATGGGGAGTTGAAGGTCAGTTTGCAAACGTTGATGTAACAGGTATTGCAATGACAGCAGCTGCTGGAACGTTGGCAGCTACAGGTACAGCTACTTTAACTCTTAATACTTTAAACGTAGCACAAGCAACTCTTGGTACTGTAGATCCAGCGCCAGATGCCTCTGTAACTGGAAATTTAATAACTGCAAACTTAGGAACACTTGTAGGTCAAGCTGGAGCAGGTGCAAGTCCTACAGGTCAAGCTATGACAGCTGGATTAGGAACTGTTACAGCGATTCCTGGTCAAGAAGTTCCTCTTACAGGAATACCAGCAGAGGTAAGGCTTTCTTCAGCGTTTAATATCGTAATTCATATAGATGTTTCTCTTACAGGTTTAAGCTTGACTATGAACCAAGGTTCTGGTAATGCTTTGATCTGGAACGAAGTTAATACAGGTTCAGCGCCTATAACACCTCCAGGATGGCAAGAGGTGGCTGCATAATGAGTTTGACAGAAACTCATATTTTTAATAAAATGAACGTATAAGGAATTAAAAAATGGCGAATTCTACATCTGCTAACCTAAAACTTACAGTACAAGCAACCGGTGAGAACTCGGGAACTTGGGGTCAAATTACAAATACAAACTTATTAATTCTAGAACAAGCTATTGGTGGTTTTACAACTTTTAACTTAACTAATGCTAACAGATCTTTAACTTTTACTAATGGTGCTTTATCAAATGGTAAAAATGATGTTATTAAATTAACAGGGACTTTAGCAGCAAACAGAACAGTATCTATTCCAGATTCAATTGAAAAAGTTTATAACGTACAAAACGCATGCGACCATGCTGGAAACACTTTAACTTTTAAAACATCATCAGGTACAGGTGTTCTTTTATGTGAAGGAAACAACTATGTATTATATTCTGATGGTACAAATGTCGTAAAATTATCTGAGCAAAGAAACTGGAGAGCAGTTTCAGCGGCAGAAACAGTTCAAGCTGGTGCTCAACTTTTAGTAAATACAAATGGTGGAGGAGTAACAATCACGCTACCTGCCTCACCGGCTACTGGAGATGAAGTCTCATTTGTAGATCAAGGTTATGATTTTGATAGTAACGCATTGACTGTTGGTAGAAATGGGTCTAATATAGCTAATGCAGCATCAGATCTAGTAGTTAATACACAGGGCGCAGCTTTTTGTTTAGTCTTCTCAGGAGATGCAACAACAGGTTGGACGTATAAGGAGAAATAATAGATGTCAAATTACGAAGCAACAAGATACGATTTCGACGGAGCAAATCTTACAGGTATCGAAGGAATTCCTACAGCAACTATCGTGCCGTGGTCTTCTTCATCAGTGCCAACAGGTTTCTTAGAATGTAATGGTGCAGCAGTTTCAAGATCAACTTACTCTGCATTATTTGCAATCATAGGCACAACTTACGGAGCTGGAGATGGTGCATCTACTTTTAATCTGCCTGACTTACAAGATAATGTTGCAATGGGTAAATCGGGAACTAAAGCTTTGGCATCAACTGGTGGAGCAAATACAGTGGCCGCTTCAGGTACAGTAGGTGGATCTACAGCGAATGCAACTTTAACCGAAGCACAACTTGCCTCACACTCACACTCTGTTAACCAGGTTGCAGCTACCACTTTTGGTGGGCCTATAACAGTAATTAGAATAGTTACTGATGGTTCAAATGCAAGTATAGTTAATTTAAACACTGCTAACACAGGTTCTGGTACAGGTCACTCGCATAACATGAGTGCAACATTTACAGGTAGTGCAACTTCAGTGGTTCAACCTTATTTAACAGTTATTTATATTATTAAGACGTAGGATAAATTATGGCAACAAACGCAACATGGACAGTAGTATTCGAAGACAAAAAAATTATTAAACAAAGTGGTGATGCCGCTGGCACTCCATACCAAATTGATGATAATGATTTTTGGGGATTAGCTAAATGGAGTAATATTTGGGCTATTCAATATGGAACCTCTAATCCAAGTGACACTGTAGAGTACAGAGATAGCACTCCTCATTCTTCTTGGGAAGACGCTAATTTAGGTGATTTTCAAGATTTTATTACTAGATGGGATTCAGCTCACTTAGCTCAATTACAATCTGATTGGGATAATGATAACGCTGTAGATAGTGAAGGAAACCCTGAATCAGAAGCAGATAAAATTGCTAGATTAGGTGCTAGACCTACATCATATTCCTCGTAACAACATCCAAGACGTTAAAATATATTTTTCGCCAGATAAAGGTGGATTACCTCTATGTAGATAAGGAAAAGCTGCAGGCCAAATAACTATCCTGCCTTGTTTAGGTTGTACTCTTTTAGAAAAATGTAAAAATTCTGTTTCCCCTCCTTCTTCAACATCATTTAAATATATAGAGAAAACAAAAGCACGTGGTTCATTATTAAATCCTTTGCCATGTTCTATATGCCAAACATGATAACCTTCTGTAGGTAAAGTTTTTTGAATTTTTAAACATGTAAAATGAAAAGGAACTCCATAAGCTTCATCACCCCCCGTATTTTTTAAATAATGATTCCAAGCTAAATCAAAATTTACCATCATTGGTTTTAATGATTCCCACCATACTTCTAAGTTACCTCCCGCTGCAAAAAACTGTTGATCTTGTTTTTGAAGTATAGAGGAATTTTCTCCACCTATTCTATTAACTGTGTTATTAAATTTATTTTGATCTTCATATAATTTAATTGCTTTATTACATTCTTCTTTAGTAATATAATTATCATACACACCAATAAAGTTGGTGATATTTACTGTTTTTTCCATTATAATCTATCTTTCATATTTTAAATAAGTGTTATATAAGCTAGTATATGCTACAAAAATTAAAATTCAAGCCAGGATTTAATAAACAAGACACAGAATCAGGGGCCGAAGGTCAGTGGACTGATGGTGATTTTGTAAGATTTAGATACGGACTACCTGAAAAAATAGGTGGGTGGCTACAATTAACTGCTGCTAATAAAACATTACCAGGAGCAGCAAGAGCACAAGTTGCATTTTCAAGTTTTGCGGGTGAAAAATATGCTGCTATAGGTACATCACAAGGTTTGTTTCTTTACTATGGTAATGACTTTTATGATATTACACCCTTAGATACAGCTATTACTGGATGCACCTTGACAACTGTTAACGCGTCTAGAACTGTAACCATTAATAAAGGTTCACATGGTTTAGCCGTTGGAAGATATGTAACTCTTTCATCAGTAACCGTAACAGGTGCATCAGATTTTACAGCAGCAGAATTAGAACAAGTTTACGAAATATTAACTGTACCTGATATAGATAAATTTACTATTCAAGCTTCACGAGCAGAAGGAGGATCTGGTATGACTGCTGCAGGAGCTGCAACAGTTAATCCTTATGTTGAAGTGGGACCAACGACTCAAACTGTTGGTTATGGTTGGGGAACATCAACTTGGAATACATCTACATGGGGAACAGCCAGAGCCACAAGTGACGTGACCCTAGATCCAGGAAACTGGAGTCTTGATAACTTTGGTCAAGTGTTAGTTGCAACTATATTTAATGGTAAAACTTTTACCTGGAATGCCGGTGCATCAAATGCAAGAACAATTAGAGCATCATTAACTACGTCAGGTTTTGCAACCGGTAACAATCCTACTGCCACTAGATTTACATTAGTATCAGATCGTGACAGACACCTATTTCATTTTGGAACTGAAACAACCATTGGTGACACTTCTACACAAGATCCAATGTTTGTAAGATTTTCTAATCAAGAAGATTTAAACACATACACACCCACAGCAACCAACACTGCTGGTACATTTAGATTAGATACAGGAAACGAAATAAGAGCAGCACTTCAGGGTAAAGATTATGTGTTTGTCATAACTGATCTGGCTGCTTACGTTATTCAATTTGTTGGTCCACCATTTACATTTAGTGTTAGACAAGTTGGTACAAACTGTGGATGTATTGGTCAACACGCAGCAACCTTTGTTAATGGTGCTGTATTTTGGATGGGATCGCAAGGTGGATTTTTTGCATTTGATGGTACAGTAAAATCGTTACCTTCACTTGTAGAAGATTTTGTATTTAGCACAGACGGAGATAATCTTGGATTAAATTTTAATTCAAGAGATGTTATTTTTGCAGGTGCAAATAATTTATATACAGAGGTTAATTGGTTTTATCCTAAATCAGGATCTGATCAGATTGATCGATGTGTGACTTATAATTATTCTGAAAACTGTTGGACAACATCATCATTAGATAGAACAACATATCAAGATCAAAGTGTATTTGATAATCCATACGCCACAGATTACGATGATACGCTAACACCAGTATTTCCTGACATATTAGGAATTACAAATAAATATGGTGCTAGTATTTATTATGAACATGAGCAAGGAACAGACCAGGTTAATAGCACAGCAACAACAGCCATACCTGCATTTATTAGATCAGGTGATTGGGACATAACTTCAAGAAGAAGTGCTCTGGGTCAAGCAACGGGTGTAGTAGATTATAAAGGAGATGGTGAGTTTTTTATGGCTGTTAGACGATTTATACCTGATTTTAAATACCAAACCGGCAATGCTAAAGTAACATTATTAGTTAGTGCATATCCAGACGATGTGGCTGTAAGTTCTCCACTTGGACCCTTTACAGTTACGTCAACAACTGATAAGGTAGATACACGTGCAAGAGGAAGACTTGTATCTGTCAAGATAGAAAATGATGGTACAGGTGAAACCTGGAGATATGGTACGTTAAGATTAGATGCTCAACCAGATGGAAGAAGGTAGTAATGATATTTATAGGTGCTGATGGAAAAATGAAAGAACAATTCATCGATACAGATGGATCACTAAAAGTTAGGGATGTAATAAGTTCTGATGTAGAATTTACACCTTTTTCAGATCAACAAGGTATTGTAAATACTGATTTAATAAAACAACTAATTGAAAGAAATCAACCATCTAGAAGTGTTTTTGATACTCCTACATTTTTAGCTAAGCAACAAGAAGCTGACTTTAGAGATCTTGATAGAAGTGCACAACGTGTTAAAGAAGCTGACTTTGCAAGTGGTGCAATGGGCATTGCAGAATTAGAACCTTCTCTTCAAGGTCTTGGTTATGACGTGGGTGCTACAGGTGTAGTAACAGAAGATGACGATGACGTTACACAGAAAGCAGGTTTTTTAAAAGGTATAGAAAATTATATGGATAGGGGTGGAATAATAGGCAATCTTATTAACACTATATTTAGACCAAAACAATCTGATTTTTACAGACCTGCAACTATGGGTATTTTAGGTTTTACACCTCAACAATTAAATAGAATGAATGCATTAGGTGGTTTTTATTCTGAACCTGCAAGAGAACAACGTAGAGCTGAGAAGAGATTAGCTAATTTAATTAAGAGAAAAGCTGAAGGTAAATCTTTTTCACAGAAAAATTTAGATATGTTAAGATCAGCTTTATCAGGGGCACCTAGTCAAGCACAATTTGCAACCGAAAAAAGAGCATCTAGAAGTCCAAAGGTAGGAGTTAGTGGGTTTACATCTAGAGATGATATAAGAGACTCTAGAAGAGGCTTTTATGGCTAAAGTAACAAACTATATACCTGAACCAAAACCAGAATACGATGTAGAAAATCAAAGACAGATACTCGAGTCTTTAACCACACTACAAAATCAATTAAACTTTTCTTTTCAACAAGACTTAAAAAACGAACAGGACGCGTTTAATTACTTTTTATCATGAGTATAAATTATCAAAACCAAGGTTTTAAACAAACTGGTACGGGTAAAACTACTGTTCTTACTTGCCCTACAGATGGAACGATTATAGTTAAAAGTATTTATTGTGCTAACAATGATGCGTCATCAGCAATTCTAGTAAACATGAATTTTGTAGACTCATCAGATTCTAGCACTGAATATGAATTTTTTAGAGATGACGTAGCAGCTAAGACACAAGTAAATGCTACACCTGAAGGCTTGAATTTAGAAGCAGGAGATGCTATAACTGTGCAAGCAGCTACAGGTAGTGGTAAGATACAAGGCCTGATAAGTTATGCTTTAATAGATAGAAGGAATGAAAACGGATAATTTACCAAAGATAGATTGTACGACTATAGTAACATATAGAAATACAAAAACTGGCGAAACATATAAAGAGAAGAAAGAAGGACCTGATATTGTACAAGACGTTACTGTACAGGTAACTAATAAAGGTTTAGAAGTCTTCCAGAAAGTGATGAATGATAATAAGAAACCAAAACCCTAAAGGCGGAACAGAATTACAATTCGAATATTTAGAAAAATATGTCGATAAAAATTTATTAGATCAAGTACAGATTTGTACTTCGGTACCAGAAAAAATACCTTTGCATCCAACTAAACCGAACATACTTTGGCAAAAAAATTCTTACGATCAACCTAACTTAGCTCCCTGGTTTCAAAACCCTGCTAATCATAATAAATACGACTGGTATGTTTTTAACTCACACTGGACGTATGAAAAGTTTAGATACACTTTTAATATACCAACCAATAGATCTGTGGTTATTAAGAATGGTATTGACAAAATAGAAAAAGCTAAACCGTACGAGAAAGGTAAACCTATAAAGATAATACATCAAAACACACCTTGGCGTGGTTTATCTGTATTGTTAGGTGCAATGCAGTTAGTAAAAAATCCTTTGGTTACTTTAGATGTATATTCATCTACAGAAGTTTACGGTAAACAATTCTACGATCAAAACGATCATGAGTATAAAGAGCTTTACGAACAAGCACATAAGTTACCTAATGTTAATTATCTTGGTTACAGGCCTAATCAATATATAAAAGATAATTTAAAAAATTATCACATGTATGTTTATCCAAGTACTTTTGAAGAAACATTTTGTATATCATTACTTGAATGTATGGCTGCAGGTTTATATTGCATCGTCGATGATTTTGGTGCTTTGTATGAAACAGGTGCAGAGTTTCCAATGTATATACCATACGATTCTAATCACAGAGCGATGGCACAGAAGTTTGGCTTTGGTATAGAACAAGCATCACATACGTTAGATCAAAAACAAATACACGATCATTTAGATTCTCAATCTAGATACGCACATATCTATTACAACTGGAATAAAATAGCTATGCAGTGGACGACATTTTTAAAAGGAGTTATCAGTGCAAAATCCTAACAAACCCATTTGGTTTAATGAAGATACTTATCAAACCATTCAACAATCTAATACACGTACAGAAGTAATAGACTTATCAGACCCACCTGATAGATCACCATATAAGATTATGGTGTGCACTCCTTGTCATAGTGATACTTCAATGCACTACACTCAGGCAGTATTGAAGTTTCAACAAGAGTGTTTTTTAAGAAAAATATTAGTTAGTTTTACTTTGATGAAATCGTCTTTGGTTACACAGGGTAGAAACTTATGTGTAGCTGAAATGTTAAATCATGAGGACGGTTATACACACTTGTTATTTATAGACTCTGATATTGATTTTAATTTTAGCACAATTGAAACTATGTTAAAAGCTGACAAAGATGTTATTGCATGTCCATATCCAATGAAATCATTAGATTGGGATAAGATATTTCAAGAAAAAGATAAAGCTCAAAATGCAGATCAATTGAAAAAACCTGGATATACTTTTCCAATAAAACTAGAGGATCAAAATCATATTGAATCTAAATTAGGTATTGTGGAGGCAACTCACGCTCCAACCGGCTGTATGTTAATTAAAAGAACTGTGTTAGAAGGTATGATAAAACATTACCCTGAACTTAGAATATATCAGCCTACTAATATTAACGGAAAAGAAGTTAAAAAAGAAAATTTTTACAACTTTTTTGACACGATACATGATCCAAGCACCAAGCGTTACTTTGGTGAAGACTTTGGTTTTTGTCAAAGATGGACCGATATGGGCGGTAAAGTTTATCTATATATCATGGATTATATAACTCATATAGGTGAACATCAGTTTTGTGGTAGGTTCTTTGACAATTTAAAACAGGTTGACGATACTAAAAAAATCAAATAAAGTGTGATATTTCAGGATTAGTACGCCTGCCCTTAAACTAAATTTAGACAAAATTATGGCATTAACAGACACTAAAAAAGCAAAAGATTTCATGGCAGGGGCACCCGACATTACATTAAAGGGTGATTTAAGACCTATTCGTAAAGACGAAGAAGAGTTTCCAGATACAAGAGATAATCCTTTAAATCCTTTTGATAAAGATTTAGAGGATGATAAAAAAATGGCCTCTATGGACGAGAACGAAAGAGAGTTCATGAGACTTGTAGAAGAGTTTATGGAAAGAGGTTTTAATCAACAAGAAGCAATTGATGCAGCCAGAGAAGAATTTGATAAAAAAGCTATGGCCTATGGCGGTAGAGCACAATATGGTTTAGGTAGTCTTGTTAAATCAATTAAGAAAACTGCTAAGAAAGTTCTTAAGTCTCCAATAGGTAAAGCTGCATTATTATATACGGTTACAGGTGGTTTAGGTAATTTAGCTGGTGGTAGAGCCTTGTTTAAAAATTTTTTAAGTCCAACAACATTTCTTGGTGGAGCAGGAGACATATTTAAAAAAGGTGCACTTACTAATATTTTAAATTTAAGTGGAGCTGAAAGAGGCACTGGCGCTGCTATGGATGCTCTTAAGATAGGTGGTGCAGGTTCAATAATTACAGGTTTATTAGCTAGTAAAGAAAAACAACCAGGTGAATCAAATTTAGATTTTGAAAAAAGAATAGCACAAGTCAACGATCAACTTGATGTGCAATTTAGAAGATTGTACCCTCAAGGTGGTAACGAAACTGATGAGGAGTATGATATAAGAATAAGTGCTTTAGTTAAAGGAGCTGATGATCAGACAGTTCCTGTAGGAGAAATGGCTGATGGTGGTAGAGTTATGAGAGCTTTTGGTTCTGATGAACTAGTAGAAGAGGCATCAGGCATCGAAGGCCTACCAATAAACATTAATTCTAAAGGTGTTAAAGAATTAGATTTAAGAGAAACAGGTGGATTTATACCGCCAGTTGGTGTAAAAGAAAAAGCAGATGATATCCCAGCGATGTTATCAAACAACGAATTCGTATTCACTGCTGATGCAGTTAGAGCTGCAGGCGGTGGTAGTGTTAACAAAGGTGCTCAGAGAATGTATGATCTCATGAAAAACCTAGAGAGCAAGGTAGTATAATGGCAGTTCAACAAACACAAGTATTACCTGCACCGTTTATTGAAGCGGCAGGTAAAACATATTTAGCAGACTTACAAACAGCTATTGGTAATTTAAAAGGAGCTGACTTAACTAAAACTTTAGGTCCACAATTTGTAGCTCCAACATCAGCTATCACACAAGAAGCTCAAGCATTAAGAGGAGGCCTTGGAGCTTTTGCGCCGTTCTTACAAACAGCAGCTGGACAAGCTGCACAAGCAGGTCAGTTTGTTGGACCACAAGCTTATCAACAATTCATGTCTCCTTTTCAACAAGATGTGATTGATGCAACATTAAAAGAGTTTGACGTACAAGCTGCAAAAGGTTTACCAGCATTAAGAGCACAAGCTATAAGTAGAGGTGCATTTGGTGGTGGAAGAGAAGGTGTCCAGTTAGCAGAGTTTCAACAAGCAAGCGACAGGAACCGAGCAGCATTACAAGCGCAGTTATTACAATCTGGTTTTGGTCAAGCTCAACAAGCTGCAGCTCAAGCTTTTGGTCAACAACAAGCATTAGCTCAACAACAACAAGCATTAGCTAGTCAAGCACCACAATTATTTGGTCAACAAATATCTGCGTTAGGCGCACTAGGAACACAGCAGCAAGCACAAAGACAAGCTGAGTTGGCAGCGCAACAACAATTGTTACAAGCACAACAAAACCAACCACTAAATTTAGCTCAACAACTTGGTTCAGGTGTTACGAGTTTAATAGCTGGATACCCAGCACAATTCCAATCTCAAACTATACCTACACCTTCGCCATTACAAACAGCACTAGGAGCTGGAGCTACATTAGCGGGAGTATACAGAGCATTTAATTAATATGAGTAGAATATTTAAAAGACCTATGTTTAGAAAAGGTGGTACTACCGGTGGTGGTATCATGGACAACGTTGTTGAAAGAGGACAATACGCAGAGAGTAATGCTAAAGATTTTAAAAGTTTATCTATCGAGGATAAAATAAATTTAGTGGAAGGTCTTGGCGGAGGTAAAGACTCAGGGGGTCTTGGAGATCCATTAACACAATTCTTATTACAGATTGGACCACGTCTAGGAACTACAGTAACTGGCGGTGGATTAATTCCAAACATACTAGAAGCCTCAAAAGAACCTGTATCAGATTTAATTAAAGCTCAAAGAGATAGAAGAAAAACAAGACAAGCAATTGGTTTAGAATTTATTAAAGATTTATCTGATGACGATAAAATAGCTTTACAAGAAAAGATAGAATACTTGATGGATACTTTTGATATAAGTAAAGAAGAAGCATTAAACAGAGCATTACCTGAATTTAGAAAAAAGAAAGATCCATCAGAACAAGCTACATTAGATGTCGATGCATCTATTGATAGTATTATTAATTCTACAAAAAACAGATTTAATGTTCCTAAAATAGATAGAATACAAGGTGAGATTCTTTATGATAATTTAAACGAGTTACAAAAATCAAATCCAGACGC